TGCAGCTCCTCCTCCAGCGCCGCCTGCAGCTCCTCCTCCAGCGCCGCCTGCAGCTCCTCCTCCTCCAGCGGTGGAACAACCGGTCGAAAGTTTATCTGGATTGTTTCCGGGTCCAGTTCGTCGAACAAGGCGGAACGCACTAGTTCCAACCCCTTTCTCGTCCGCACGGTCTGCATTTAGACCCATTGAACCTGCATCGGGAAATCGTGATCAGGCTGTTATGATACAACAGCAAATTCACGAGTTCATTCAGTCAATACGAGATGACTCAACTCCTTCCGGTAAGATTACTGTTTCGTTTCCGGATGAAGCAGCTGAACTTCAAACAATAGAACGTGTGGTTCCTAACGGATATATCATAGTACTTCCAGAAGAGTCGACTGCATTCGGCGATATGCGAAATCTTACAGTGTTATCTGCTGTTCGCAAGCCGTATCAGACAATCACATATGTTCTCTATCTCGGAGATAACAATCAATATACTGCTGGACGGATAGATACTGGCGGAAGTCCAGGAGAACTAGGGTTGCAGCCATTGTCGAATTACAAGAGGAATGCTGCAGTTATCCGTGTAATCTTTGTATTCCGTTCTCCAGATGCGGCCCCGCGTCCTCCTCAGTCCCCTGTAGGGTTTGTTCCACCATCACCGTCCGGATTCAGCCAGGCTCCTTCAGCCGTTCCTTCGGAGGCTCCGTCGCCTGCCATTTCAGAGGCTCCGTCACCTGGGGAAGTATCTGTGGTTCCATCGCCTGGGGAAGTCTCGGAGGCTCCATCACCTGGGGAAGTATCTGTGGCTCCATCGCCTGGGGAAGTATCTGTGGCTCCGTCTCCGGAACCTGTAGTTCGCAGAAGAAGACGGAATGAATCTCCTAGACCGAATCGCAAACGGGCTATAACAGTGGCGGACGGGTTTAGACGTGCACCTCTTCCACCTGCACCTGCGTACGTTCCTCCTCCTCGTCCTCCTGCTCCTCCTGCTCCTCCTGCTCCTTTTACTCGTCGTCGTCCTCCTTCTCCGCCTCTTCCTCCGCCTTCGCCTCCTCTCCCTCTCCCTGGCTCTATCCCATCTCCTCCGCCACCTTCAGCAATCCTACCAAATTTGCGAAGACGGGAAGTTGGTGTGTCAGCTCGGAGAGCAAGGAATCTTCAGAGTCAGGGTGGAACTCGTCGCAAGGGCGGCCGCCGTGGTAGACGAACAACAAGGAAGCACTGAACCTTTCTTCAAAGAGAAGACTAAAGATGCAGTTCTCGCTTCCACTTCTTTTTATAGGGTTTCTCACCGGTCTTTTAATCGTATCTGTTTTCGAGCCTGTTCGGACCAAAATGAAGGTACTGCCCGACGTGCGAAATCCAGATATGGTTATGAAGCAAGAACAAGTAGACAACGGATGCTATCGTATGCATCCTCTTGAGGTTCCATGCCCATCTGAATTTGATTCCATGAATCTCCTGTCTCTACAACACAAATGATCGCCGAAGTTCTTCGAGATGAAAAGGCCAAGCTTTTCTTTTCGTTCATTATTGGGTTTGGAGTTGCTGTTCTCCTATTTCACCGCCGCCAAACAGTTGATATGGTTGCAGCTCTACCTCCAAATGAGCTCGTTAACAGGGTTGTTCGTATGGATGGAAAGTGCTATCGCTTCACAATGGAAGATGCATCGTGTCCTGCGTCCACACGATAAAATCACTTTCATATAGAAATACAAAATGGACGCGACGCCCCTCGATGCTCTTTTCCCTCCCCCTGGCGGATCTCCCCAGAATGCTCCGCCGCTTCCGTCGTCTACCACCTATACACCCGTTGTAACTCCGGGAACGATGCAGTACACTGCCCCCCAACAGGGATCAACTGCTCCGGCAACTCCTTACGTAAAGGGTGTGTTACGCACAATCGTACTCTATCTCTGCGTATTCCTAGCTACAATGGTACTCAGTATTCCGATGGTCCAGTCTCTTGGACTACGCTATATCCCGGGCGTATACTCGAGCGGCGGCACGCTGTCGTTCACGGGTGCAGGTGTTGTCGGTCTTGCAGTTGTCGTCCTATCGTATATTTTGCAAAGTGTTCTAACACCTATTTTAGTATAACACTGTTAATAAACTCGTGAACTGCAATCGATCCTCTTGCGAATACTTCGAGTCCAAGCATGACGACAACCAATGTACTTCCCATGATCGTAACTCCGATCGTCGCTTCGGGCGTAATCGGAATGTGAAACAGCTCCAAGAACGGGTCGACAAAACTGCTCGTGTCATGTAGCAATTTCTGTTCGACCTTAGAGACCACGCATCCGCCGGTTACAATATGCTGAATCCAAATGAGAACGACGCATACATACACGGAAAGAAGAAGCACAAAAGATTGAGGAAGTAACGTATGCGTTACAATAATCATCACCAGCATGCAATACATCACTGCATGATGAATCCATCGGATCATATGTCCGATTCGAGTGTCGTCCTTCTCCCAGAAAAAGATGAACCGAAAGAACTGTTCTGCTAATTCAACCGACTTACCTCGAATAAACTCATTCATTGTCTAATGGATGAGTCTATTTCAGATAAAGTTATTCGCAGAAGAAAGGGTAGATAAGTATGGAGGCATTTCTTGCATCTATAAGACGTATGTCTGGGGGTCCGTTCGCTGATCCGCCAATTCCGCTAACACATACGCTACTTGTGGGTCCGGGAGTCTATCTAACACCCTCCTTTGTAAAGACGAACGAAATCGAGAATATCATCAATGTCGCCGAAGAAGTATCATGTCCTCGATGGGCACGTCTTTCATTCGGAAAAAGATATAAGCATCTTCCTATGGATGATTCAGAAAAGGAGTCGCTGAATCGCATATATGCACAGTTTGCAGCTGCTCTCGATTCTTCAAAGGGAAGAACGTACGTCCATTGTCATGCGGGGATGAATCGTAGTGTGTCCATGTCGATTGCATATATTCTCAGAAAGTACAATGTTCAAATTGAAGATGTTGTTGGGTTTGCAGCACGACACCGTCCCTGTATTCTAACAAATCCCCACTTCAATAAACAGCTCCTTGAAATCTCCAAGAAAAAGTGAGACTACAATGCAAGGCCATGTCCATTTGGGATTCATTAGACCCAACAGCACCCCCGCCACCTGCATCGACGTTTGATTATACTGCTGGAATTCAATCTACAGGATCAAAGGGAGTTGGGCAGAGCGGATCAATTGATCAAGTTGTAACGAATGCAACGGCTATCGGCGATTATGTGGGAAATTTGACGATTGGCCCGCTACTTGGAAATCAATATTTCTCTGATTCAGGTGGCTCGTGTATTGTCACAGACCCGAATGACCCAAATAATGGAAAGACAGTTCCTCGATCTACATTCGTGAATAACCGAATGGAAGGAAGTGATATTGCTGCAGATTTTCCCAGTCTCGGAGCTGCATTAGGCGGAGATCTGAATACATTTGATGGCATTGTTCCTGGAATGATGGGAGATCTAGTTGCGACGAATCCGATCACGATTTTCCACGCACTAATGCTTCCCGGCGTTCCACAATGCAAAGCGTATTCATGTCCGACAACGGATAGTGCAGGGAACTCATCAGGAAATCAAACCTACTATCTGGTCCCCGGTCTCGAACAAAGTCTTCAGAAGTGTCAAGCGGCTGCAACTGCACCCATTACATCGCCCGGCATCGAATCCTTCTCTCTTCTTCATTCTTCATTTGAACCATTGGTTAAAGACGATCCTTTCTACTCGCAAGCACTCTACGGTCTTGCTCTTGGACTCTTGCTGTTTGGTCTCGCGTTCAAGGAATAGTTTCTAAGATCAATATAATCAAATGTCGTCCAGTTCGAGTTCCAGTTCTTCTTCTATGCAAGTTGATCCAGAATGGGCTGCGGCCAGAGCTTCGGGTCAGTATAGCGAGGACGAAATGGCTGCAGTTGCTGCACTCGTTTTCAGAATGCCCAGAACAAAGTGGTTTGACACGAGATTTGCAGAAATACAAGCTGAACTTAAGAAGGACGAATTCAAGACGTGTAGACTTCCTCCTGCTGATCAGGTCGAACAGTTCATTCTCTTTACCGGGATCGCGGATAAGTTCTTAGGGAGAGGTGCACTCCCGCCTGCTGGTGGCCGCAGACGCCGTATGCACGGTGGAGCATGGACGCTCAGCGTTCGCGACACTGCTCAGGCATTATGTAAACTCGGAAGTGGAGTGCTTACAACCATGTACAATAACATCGATACTGCGATTCAGAACATCGAAGGACGAGTGGAAACAGTTGATCCGGTTGTACTTGCAGGCTCAATCAAGGGAGCTGTCGCAAAAGCTGCCGGAGTAGCTGGAGGACTGATGCTACTCAAAGATGTATCAAAGGGAACAAATGGATTCATCGGTTCATTACTTACGTCAATTATCTCTGCAATTTCAGTCAGAACACCTGGGTTTGTTGAGACATTAATTGATCCAGTTTTAGGTGCAGCCCAGATTGTGGCTGCTAATGCGGGAGCGGCGTCAGTAATCGGTGTTGGACTCATCACGATGAAACTGACAAAAATGATGTGGACACATATAGCACAACTCGCTGAAACCGGAGATGGGGCTGCCAGGGCACTTATGGAGAATCCGGCTAATCGTGATGCAGCAATACGAGTGCTGATGGATCTTGCCCGTGTACCGCCGCAGGCTGGAAAGCCCCGACTTATCATGAGAATCATTGCTAAGGTCGGCCAGATTGCACCTAGGGCCGCCGAGATTATCGATGAATCATCTGGGTCTGATGCAGACACCGAAGACGGTGGTATGGCCGGAGGACCCGCTGGAGCGGGTGCGGGAGCTGCAGCAGCGACAGACTCTAAGAAATCCGAGGGAGGCCGTCGGAGAACGCGTGGCACGCGTAATAAACGGACAAAGCGTCGCCGCGGTCACAGACGCGGTCGCGGCACACGCAAACACTAGCTTACACCGATCAACACACTGACTCATAAAAATGGACGTGTTCAGAGTAAAGAAGGTTAGAGAAACCCCTGCTCATAAACAACTAGATATACTTGGGACTTTTGATTCACTACATCAGCAACACGTTGTTGATTTATTGAAAAGAGCAACCCCTGAACACATTGATCAACTTAAAGCAGAACTTGCAGATGTCGAAGAAACAATCAATACGCATCAATCGATTTTGGGGATTCAGCCCTCTGTTGAGCAAGTGATTCAACTCACTCGGCTCGAACAAAAGAAAGATGCATTAAGACTACAGCTATCTGAAACAGAGAGGGTAGAATCGTATTACATTAAGAATGGCGATCTTATGCTTGATTACTATTGTGGACAACCAAAGAAGAAGGTCCAGCCAATGATCAAGATTGAAAGCGGTCATTCAACTACATTCGATAAGTTTATATCGACTGCGGATTCTTTCGAACCTCCTTCAAAAAAGAAGATCTTTGACGAATACATTTCTAGAATGGGTCTGGGATTACCTGACAATTCGGAGGGAGTCAAGCGGATGACTGAACATTGTTCGCAGTGCAATATTGCACGCGAAGAAATTGCATCCGAAGGCATTCTAGTCTGTCCGCGCTGCGGATCAGAAGAATGTGCAATGGTCGTCTCCGATTTTCCAAGCTTTCGCGACCCTCCCAAAGAACGCAATAACTATGCATATAAGAAGATCAATCACCTCAACGAAATTCTCAATCAGTTCCAGGCAAAGGAATCGACTGACATTCCAGAAGATGTGATTCATGAAGTGATTCTTGAACTGAAGAAACGGCGAATTCAGAATGTGGCATCTCTTGATGAAGGCCAAATTCGGGAAATTCTAAAGAAGCTAGGTCGTAACAGTTATTACGAACACGCTGCACATATTTTGAGTCGCTTGAATGGAAATCCTCCTCCAACAATTACGCCTGAAATTGAAGAGAAGGTCCGTGCAATGTTCCAAGAAATCCAAGCACCCTTTTTACTCTATTGTCCGAACGATCGTACCAACTTCCTTTCGTATTCGTACATTCTCTACAAGTTCTTTGAACTACTTGAACTGGATGAGTACAAGATCTACTTTCCTTTACTCAAGTCACGAGACAGACTGATATCGCACGATCAAATCTGGAAGAAGATCTGTGACTATCTGAGATGGGAATTTATTCAGAGCGTTTAGATAAATGCCCCCTCTTGAAAAGGGAAAGAAGTACCTTGTTACAGCGAAGCCAGGCTACGTTGACAGGCTCAATCTTAATAGAATCATGAATAATCCAGACATTAGACAACCGCCGACTGCGAGGTTTCTTGGCGGGACATACTTTAACTTCGACTCGGATACAGCTGCACTAGGAGTACAAACAAACCTCAATAAGTTCAGTTGGGTCTTTACTCCTGTTGACGGGGGTGATCCAGTCGCCGTCGATGATCAGAATGACCCCCAACCCGTTGTCGAGGGTGGTCGTCGTCGTAAGACGCGGGGGCGTAGGCGCCGCCACAGTCGCAAAACTCGTCGTAGCCATAAGTAAATGTCGGCTGCTGCAGGTTCGGGAATTAGTGAAGAAGTACTAAAAAATCTACAGGATAGCAGAGAAAAACTACAGGAAGCCGTCGCGGAGTTAGTCGAGGAAGAAAGTATCTTGATACAGGCAGTTGGGGCAGAGAACGTTGCGGCCGTAGGTCCTCAATCGGAATCTCAGGTTGGAAATAGTCAAGCCGGCAAAAGCGAGAACGAAAAAGCATTAGAAACTGTTAGTAGTAAGATAGACACGATTCGAGAGGAGGTGCTGGCCATTACAAAAGAAATTCATAAGTTATTAGGAATCCCGGAAGGTGGTCGTAGAAGAAGGCGAGCAACTCGCCGGCGTTATGCAGGTAGACGCAAGCGGACCCTTAGACGGTAGGAATGTCATCTACACGGATAGTCTCTACACGACCGACTGCCCGAAACTCAAGAGTACCGTCCGTTGCGAAATTGATTACAAGACCCTCGTCGATTCCCATCAAGCGCATGTACATCCTGCACTGGGAAATGTGCTCGTCGCGGATACGAGGAACTGACTTGAGTTCAACGATAAGGTGATTGCGTACAACGAGATCAGCACGAACTGTTCCAACAACGACATCCATGTAGGGCACTAGAAGAACGCGTTCTGTCTCGAACGGAATGCCCTGTGACTTAAGATGGTACTCGAGAGCGGTGTGGTACACCCTCTCCGAGAACCCCGCTCCAAGTCTCTCAGAAACAAGACGTGCATAGTTCTCAATCTGCTCGCGAGTCAGTGCTGGATCAGCGTACATTGTGTATGCTGTCCTTCATACACAAACAAGCAGAACATCCATTTTGAGAGACTTCGTAGTAGATACTTTAAATGCGTGCCGGTGTCATTATGATCGTTAAGAATGAGGCTGCAGTTATAGAACGCAGTTTTCGTTCTGCATTGAAGTTTCTGGACACATGGTGCATTGTCGATACCGGATCAACGGACACGACGATGGATATTATCCGATCTATTGCAGTGGAGACTGGAAAGTCTGGTTTTCTATATCAGAAACCCTGGGTGAATTTTGGTTACAATCGTACGGAAGCATTTGAACTTGCAAGAGCCCACATGGACTGGGGATGGGTTTTGGATGCAGATGACAGTATCGAAGGTGAGGGCTACCTAGACAGAAGCTTGCTTGAAAAGGATTCCCAAACTGCATATCGCGTTACGGTTTCGCACGGTGGAATGGTTCAACAGCGTCCACAGCTTTTTAATCTGAAATTCCCGTGGGAATATGTCGGAGCAGTTCACGAGTATGCAAACTGCCCTGGCCGCCCGCATCCCACGGAATGTCTGCCAACGACTATTCGAGTTGTTGCACGCACAGAAGGATGCCGTTCACAGGATCCGCAGAAGTATGCAAATGATGCCAAGCTTCTCCAGACTGAATTAGATACAAATCCAGAGACGGATAGGGCTCGCACTCTTTTCTACCTTGCACAGTCGTATAAGGATTCTGGTCAGATTGAGAAGGCGATCCATTATTATACGTTACGTGCCGAATTTCCCGGATGGATTGAGGAGAATTACGTTTCTTTTCTGAATCTCATCCAACTGACACCCGATCTGAAAAAGAAACTTGAATATGCATGGCGTGCACAGGATGCTGTTCCTGAACGTCGCGAAGCAGTTTACGAAGTACTGGCGTGGTGCAGAGCGAGGGATTTATTCAAGCAAGAAGTATTTGCACTCGGGTATGCGTTTAAGGACGTAAAGATCAACTCGGCCCATTTGTTTGTTTCACAGGTAGCGTACTCGTGGAAGTATGCGGATGAACTGGGTGTAATTGCATATTATACGAGTCATCCGGCTGTTGCACTTGAATGTACTCAAAAAGCTCTTCAAATGTGCAATGATATGGATCAGATTCCTAGGCTTCAGAAGAATGTTGAATTTGCACAGATGAAGACGTAATATCTTCACATATAGGAGTAAATGAAAACACGCAAGGTTGTTTTTTGCGGACGCGGCGGCAAGCGATCTGTACACAAGAAGTACTTTGAAACTCCTCGTTCACGTAGATTTCTACAAGGACGAGGGTTAAGTGAAGCTCAGATGATTCTTCGTCAAAAACAGAGGGCAAGGGTTAACGCTATACTCGGTGAACAGCTTGCTCGTGTGATTACATCAAAACGCAACACATTACGGCCGCATTGGAAGTTGCCATCAAGAGCAAAGCAGGAACGTCTCTTCAAGTTACTTCCCGTGCGGTCCCACGGTGGTCGGAAGACTCGTAGGACTCGTTAACGTATATCACTCTTAATAGAAGTGTCTTGATGTGCGGGAGAATGTTGAAATGTATACCATTCATCACGTTCTTGAATTGAATACCAATATACGTCGTGGGGATGGTCAACAGTATTCCCACCAGGTTGTATGAAGTGCTCGATCGATTCATATATGTTTTTTAGGAGTATGGGAATGTATTCACGATGAACAATATATCCAGTTGCAACGCATGCACTTTTGACCTTGCATATATTGTTACTACTATGGTGGCGTCTTTCGTCTACAACCGATGCACCTCTGGCAATCATGAGTACATCTGGAGTTACATTCTCCAAAGCTAGTCTAATTTCATTCCACGGATTTTCTTCGAAAACAATATCATCTTCCAAAATGAGGGTCCACTCCCATTCTGGATGACTTTTTGCAAGTTCAAGTGCTTTGCAATGAGACAAGGAACACCCGAGCATTCCAATCGAAGGTGTATGAATAGCACTAATTCGCGTTAGTTTATTATCAGGAATGCCTGCCTTGTTAGCTTGTTTGAGGAGATGCTCCTTTCGGTCAGTACGGTACTCTAAGTTAATATAGAGTACATGGTCCACTGGAATCATTTACTTATAACACCATGCTGCGCTCGTATATCGCTTTTAAATGTAAGGTCAACTCCGAGAGGAGATTCTACGAATCCATACCATCTGTCGGAGTTCTGAAGAGAATACCAATATACATCGTGCGGATCACAGCCGCCTGGTTGAATCATTTTCCGAGTACATTCGTATATGTTTTCCAGGAGTGTGGGGATGTAGTCGGATCGTACAATATATGCAACCGCTGAACATGCACCATATACTCTACGCAAATTACGGTTATCAATATTGACAGTGCATGCACCTCGAAATGCCATGAGTACATCCGGTTTAACGGAAAGTGCATCTCTAATTTCATCCCATGGATTCTCATTAAAGGTTACGTCGTCTTCCACAATGAGTGTCCACTCCCATTCTGGATGACTTTTTGCAAGTTCAAGTGCTTTGCAATGAGATAGAGCACATCCAAGTACTCCTTTTCCCGGAGTATAGATTCCATCGATTCGAGTACTCTTATTGTCTGGAATTCCAGCATTCGCAAACTTTGTATAAATAGCTTCGAGCTTATCTGTTCGATGATCTAGATTGATATAGAGCACGTGATCTACAGGAATCATTCTATATTTCCTGCAGAGTATGCGAAAATCTATTCTACCCTAGATTCAAATGATGAAGTGGTTGAAGCAAAACTACACGCTTGTTATCGCCGTGGGCCTTGCACTTCTTGCTGTCTATGTGACTATGCCGGGTCTTTTCGAGACATTTCGCATGAGTGACAACGCAACATGCCCCGAATGCCAGGATGATTCTGATTGCGTGAAGTGTGGGTTTAAGAATTCATCGTGCGATAAGTCTGCGAAAAAGGGCGGACTTGGAACATGTATTCCGAGAGGGTCCGGTCTCTAAAGACCGCCGATATGTTTGAACGAGGGGACAACCGCATTGCGTAAAAATCTACTTTTAGGCCTTTGTACAGAACTAGCGGGTGCCTGAACAGGTGCCGCTACTTGCTGTATAGCTACCGGACGAGGGGCGGGTTTAGCCGACTGTTCTTCTAAGAATTTCTTCCAATACTTCAGCCGGTCCTCTTTAGCAGTGGTTTCCGATGCAGTCCTTTCTTTGGACACACGTTCTGACTCCACCTGTTCTTTGGCCACACGATCAGCTTCCTCCTGTGCAGCAACTGCAACTTTCTGTTCTTCTAAGTAAGTATTCCAATATTGGAGCCGTTCTTCCTTGGCCACACGTTCCGCCTCAACCTGTTCAGGAGTAGATTCACTGTATGTGTAGACCGTCGCGGCTTCAGCGGCAGCAGCATCCGCTTGTTCCTTAGCTACACGCTCGGCTTCAGCAGCAGCAGTAGCGGCGGCGGCGGCATCCGCTTGTTCCTTAGCTACACGCTCGGCTTCCGCCTGGGCAGCAGCAGCGGCAGCGGCATCCGCTTGTTCCTTAGCCACACGCTCGGCTTCAGCAGCGGCATCAACGACGGGCACTTCAGCAACAGTTACTTCGGCAACTGCAGGCTCGACAACAGGTTGCTCTGAGTCTGACATGTTTATACTATCAATCTAAAGTTTGTTTGGGACAACTTCCACACGGTGGCGACCTCTTTTGAGTGTACATGGTGTACGCAATCACAATCAATATAACGAGACCAAATATAGCAAGCACTGCGTCCATTATTGAAGGCTTAGAGAAAGTCTGCGGTAAACTACCTAATGGGTATTCCCTATTACTTTGCATCTCTCCTTCGAAATCATAAGGGAATTGTACAAACATGCACAAGCAAGCTAGAATGTGATGTTTTAGCTATCGATTTCAATTGTTTAATACACAAGTATCTCGAAGATGGGAATCCTATCGAGTCAGTTATACGGGCAATTCAGATGATCCTAGATAGTGTTTGTTCTGCAACAAAAGTATATATTGGAGCCGATGGTCTTGCTCCATATGCAAAGCTAGTGAATCAACGTCAGCGACGATTCAAACGTCAGGACGTATCTACATTTGACAGGAACCAGATTTCTCCTGGAACTCCCTACATGACGGAACTGATCACCACTGTTCGTGCACGGTTTCCAAGTGCACATGTGTCGGGAACCGAAGAACCAGGAGAGGGCGAACACAAGCTGTTTGCATGGCTCAAGACTCTATCCTCTGCAAGCCGCAGATCGATCTGCATTTATGGACTCGATGCAGATCTCATTCTACTTAGTTTGAACCAGAAAAATCTCTCATCACCGTATTCAATGTGGTTATTGCGGGAATCAACGGAATTCAAGACAGATAAGGAGACATTTTCAACCATGTCAATTTGGAAACTAGCTGAAGTAATTCCAATCCCGTTTGAGCAGTATTTGCGTCTGAGTATTCTATGCTTTGGAAATGATTTCATGCCAAACCTGTCCATGTTCGCACTGAGAGAGAATGGATATATGCGAGCACTTTCAATCTACAAGCAATCCGGATCCCCCGATCTTCAGACAATGCAGGGGCTCGTATGTTTTATACGTGAAGCCGCAAAACAGGAAACCTACGTTCTTTCTACCTGCATCCACAAACGAGAGGTTCCGTTTGAGAGCTCGATCCTCACGCGAGATGAAACCATGTTTGAACAACGACATGCAATCCATCTCTTAGATGGCTATTCAAACCACGCTAGACTTGCCGAACTGTACTGGAAGACGTATTCGTGGACACTCCAATACTTTTTTACAAACAGTCCCACGAATTGGAATTGGTCATATCCATTTGCAGAGGCCCCACTTCTGCAGACCCTTGCTCGTTTTCCAATTTCACTAGGAATTGAAACAGTTCCTCTACAATATTCGATTACGCAACAGTTGCAGATGATTCTTCCTAAATCAAGCCTTGAAAGAGCTGGCGGAAAGCCGATCTTTGAAGACGAAATGTACGATGAAGGAAAAGATTGTCGAATTGGTTGGATGAAGAAATATGGATGGGAATGCAAACCGCTTATTTCGATTCCATGGAATCCTATCTCCGAGCTAACGACTGTCCGCCCAATCGTCCTATCTTAAACCGATACGTAGGAGATGCCATGAGTTGTTGAGCTGGAGGTGCAGGTGCCTTGACGAATACATCCGTTACATTTGCAAATGCAGCAGCCCAATCAAGAGTGCGTGTCGACCAATATTGTTGTTCGATCAAACCCAATTGTCTGACTTTCATCAACGTTGAAATCCCCTGAAGGTTTGTTTGGTGTCCCCAATCCTTCTGGAGATATTTCAGATATTCAATTCGTTTGCTTCGTGCCGCAGCAGGGGTCATAATAGACCAAGCAATCTGCGAATCATCCTTGGAATATACGCGTTTCTGGATTCGTATATTCACCATGTTGTGGGCACGCAATACAAATGTCATGAACTTTGCTCGTGATGAAAATAGGTCTGGATTCTTTGCAGTATACTCGGACAAAAGCGACCTAAAATGGCCTGCACATGTTGCACATGTAATGCACTCTGCAAATAAAGAGACCCAATTGGTTACAAGCTGAATTTCGGTCTGAGAAGGAGAATCTGGATAGAGTGCTGCAGCTGTTTGCAATGTTATCCATCCAAGTGGACCCCAATACTTTGTCATATTACTTAGAGTCAATCTTTAATAGTCCAGCTCCCACCGCTTCTTCGTACATCTTTCGAAGAAGTCCAGTATTTGCTTTACTGTCACTCGAAATCAGTTTCTTATCCAGAAGGTGTTTGCGAATCGTCTTGTCGTCATACGAACGTACACGCTTCCGAACTGTCGATCGAAGTTTTTTTTGACCCAGACTTGTCATAATCCGCATTGTCTTTCTTCTAGACGATGTTGGATCACGTGTAGGGAGAATACGCTGTGTTTTGCGAAGAATTCCCTTTGGAAATGTACGTTTTCTTCCTGCAGTGACAGGAGGAGGAGGAGGTAGAGGAGCGGGCGGTGGAGGGGGAGCAGGAACCGGAATTGCAGCAGGTGCAGGAATTGGAACTACACCTCCCATCTTCTTGATTGTAATTTTCTTCCGGGAAAGTGAAGGCATCCCTTTAAAATGAATCCGTGGAAAGATTTACAGACAAGGTGGAGCATAGAATCACATGGAGTCACTGAAGACATACTTCCATCGTGGAATCGCCAGGTTCTCTGAGCCCCAGATTGAGCCCTATGAAGACTTCATCAACAATAAGCTTCCTCTGATTGTTCGGTCAACGCCCGATGTCGTCGTATGGCACGAACAGGATGAAGCAACGAAGAAGTACAAGTATGAATTCCGCCTTTCGTTTGACAATGTCACGTACATGAAGCCGCGGATCCAGGAAGCCACGGGCCGCATCAAGCAGATGCTACCACACGAGGCTCGTGTTCGTAATTTCACATATGCAGCTCAGATGTTTGTTGATGTGAAGTTTACTGTGCGAACATATACCGGTCCTGCTCTTACAGAGATGAATGAGCAGAGCAAGGTGTTTGAGGGCATTTCATTCGGTCGTATTCCCGTGATGCTCGGTTCCTCATTGTGTCTGCTAAAGGATCTGCCCATGACTCCCGATGAACTTGGCGAGTGCCCCTACGATCCGCATGGCTATTTCATCATTCACGGAACGGAACGTACGATTCTGTCGCAAGAGAAGGTCGCCGATAACCGGATCATGGTCTTCTACAACAAGAAAACGACTTCCAAGTACAGTCACTTCGTGGAGATGAAGTCATTGCACGAATCATTCACGATGCCTCCGAAGAAGCTGGAGATCCGCTTGTCTGCAAAGTTCAACGGACTTGGGAATCCGCTCATGGTAAATGTACCTCGATTTACAGAGGAAGTTCCACTCATGATCTTCTTCCGTGCAATTGGAATCGAATCAGATAGTGACGTTGCAGATCTAGTGGGCGTAGAGAACCATGAACTCCTGGCCGCATCGTTCAAGGATGCTGCCGATCTGAATATCTTCACACAGGCTGACGCAATCACGTATTTGTCCACGCATCTTCAGTATTCAACGACTGTTGAGGATAAGTGTCAGCATGTTCGCAATCTGCTCGAATCCGAGTTCCTGCCCCACGTCAAGTTTGCAGGTGAGACAACGACGTCAACTGTTCTGAATGCTCGCAAGTCTGTGACGATCGGATCCATGATCCGTCGTCTGCTTCTGACAGTACAGGGAAAGGTCCCGTTGGATGATCGTGATGCCTACCCGAACAAGCGTGTTGTTACGACAGGTGCTCTTCTCACTCATCTGTTCCGTCAGCTGTTTCAGAAGGTCTGTAAGGATCTTCGGACCAAGTTTGTCCATGAAATTAACAACGATGCGTGGAAGAAGGCGGGGAAGCCGATCGATGTTCTGAACATTAACAATCTGTATAAGATTCTGAAGGTCTCGAGCATTGAGGGCAAGGTTAAGCAGGCTCTTGCAACTGGAAACTTCACGGTCCAGGGCCTAGGCACAAGTAGCTCGACATCGCTGTCGAATGCAACCAAGGCGGGTGTATCGCAGGTACTGAACCGACTTTCGTACTCAGCCACGCTATCTCACTTGCGTCGTATCCAGACTCCAGTAGAAAAGTCAGGTAAGCTCCTTGCACCTCGCAAGCTCCACGGCACGAGCTGGGGATTCGTATGTCCTGTCGAGACTCCGGAGGGTCATTCGGTCGGTATCGTCAAGACAATGAGCATCATGACATCGGTAAGCCAGCACGTTCCATCCTTTATCATCACGAGCATTCTGCGTGATATGCCTGAGATGACGCTTCTGACGGACGTCCATGTAAAGAAGGCAGTTACCGTGAATGTCAACGGAGTTACGTTCGGATACACGGATCAGCCAGATGTAGTGTACAAGGCACTGAAGAAGGCCAAGACCTCGATGCAAATCCATCCTCATATTTCAATTGCATGGAACGTTCTCCACAATATCATTCTGATCGAGACAGATAGCGGCCGCCTTGTTCGTCCGGTATTTCGAGTCGAGGGTGGAAAGATCCTGCAGCCTCCTCCCAATTCGTCGTGGAACGATTGGGTGCGGACGTGCGTGGAGTATATTGATCCGAGCGAGAGTGAGACGATTCGGATTGCAATGTTCCCAGAGGACTTGAAGGGCGATTCAGCAAATGCATATACTCATTGCGAGATCCACCCTACAGCTGCAATTGGTCATATGGCAAATACGATCCCACTGTCCGATCACAATCAGTCGCCTCGAAACACGTATCAGTCGGCCATGGGCAAGCAGGCAATGTCGATGTACGCAAAGAACTATGCGAAGCGATTGGATAAGAATGCCTACCTTCTGTGCAGTCCGACTCGTCCGTTGGTTGAGACACAGATGATGAATGTGCTCAAGATGCAGGATATGCCCTTCGGAGAGAATGTGATTGTTGCAATTGCGTGTTATTCGGGGTACAATCAGGAGGATTCAGTTATCATGAACAAGTCTGCAGTTCGTCGCGGACTGTTTCGCGGTCTGCATACGACCATGTACAAGGACGAAGAACACCGTAATGTAACGAGTGGTCGTGAGGAGCGATTCATGAAGCCGAGACAGGAGAACACGCGTGGATTCAAGAACTCATCGTACGATGCAGTGACTGACGCGGGCATTCCTATGATGCACGCAGTCGTCAAGGAGAACGATGTAATGATCGGAAAGGCGGTTACTCTGAAGAACGATCCACATGGATATCTGTACCGAGATGCATCCACAATCCACAAGAACTCCGAGCCATGCCGGATCGATGGTGTATGGCAGGACAAAAACTCGGATGGATATCCATTTGTGAAGGTTCGTGTAGTCTCTGAGCGTGTTCCTGAGATTGGAGATAAGTTCTCATCCCGTCACGGACAGAAGGGAACGGTCGGTATCTTGTTGCCAGAGTGCGACATGCCGTTTACATCCAAGGGACTTCGGCCGGACATTATCATGAATCCTCACGCAGTTCCGTCTCGAATGACAATTGCTCAGCTTCTGGAGACGGTGTTTGGAAAGATCTGCGTGAATCGCGGAACTCTTGGAGATGGAACGCCGTATACGCACATGAAGCTCGATGAACTCCGAGCACATATGATGGACCTTGGAATGCATCCGTATGGAAATGAGACCCTTTACAACGGAATGACCGGTGAAATGATGGAGGCAGAGATCTTCATGGGTCCGACGTTCTATCAGCGTCTGAAGCATATGGTTGCAGATAAGAAGCATTCGCGTGCTCGTGGACCGATTGTATCCCTGACACGTCAGCCTTGCGAGGGCCGGTCTCGTGATGGCGGTCTCCGTGTTGGAGAGATGGAGAGGGACTGTATGCTCAGCCACGGAACCGCTGCGTTTACCAAGGAGCGATTGATGGACGTATCCGATCCATTTGAAACCGGCATTTGTAGGAAGTGTGGAACCCTCGCCATCTTCAACGAAAAGGAAGCTCACTACGAATGCAGGTCGTGCGGTAATCGTACAGACTTTGAGAATAAGACAATTCCATATGCGTTGAAGCTATGGGCACAGGAACTGGAGGCAATGCACATCAGTCCTCGTATTGTGTTTGAGTAAATTCTGTTCATAGAATAAGATGTCACTTCTTACAACCGCTGTTGCCAAGATTTGGATTGCAAAGATCGATGAGATGATTGCAGAAGGAAAGCTACAAGAACGTACTATGTCAGATGTTCTGGATGATCTTGGTAGACGTGTTCGTAGACAAACAGGAAATGAAAATTTCAGAGAGGCCTTAAACGAATTCAGACAAACACAGCGTATGCTTGCACCGGGAATTCCTGCAGCAGACATTAGCGCGGCGGGAATGGCTGCAACGACTCCCGATGTCTTTTTACCTAAGCTAAAAGAAGATCTTCTTGCACAGTTTCCTGGAGCACGAACTGGAGGTAAACGGTGCACCAGTGGCAAGACACGTGACCGTAAAACAAAGCGATGCAGACGCAAACAATGCCCCGGTGGAAAGACACGTAGTCGTAAGACGAAGAGATGCAGAAAGACCGTTTAATATGGAGATTATTCTGATTGTAAACTAACAATGAATCTGCTCCTAAAATGTGTAGTCGAGTACTTAGGTGCACTCATTATTGCACTCTCAGTCTTTTATGAATCAAGTCCACTTTTTGCAGGATTCTTATATGGTATGATACATCTAGTAACTAACAAGATTAGCGGTGGATTTTTGTCTGCAGGCAACGTCCTTTTCGTTGGACCTATAAAGGGAGTTGATTGGCAAACAATTCTTGCATTGGCAACTTCAAACATTCTCGGATGTGCGTCCGTATATCTTGCATGGTCTACAGGCGTCCTGGGTCGTAGCGTGGTTGAGTAACATCGTAGACTGCAGCCTTGTACTTGCCTAATCCTAACACATCAAGCGAATCCTCTCCGATTAATTCATCACAACCAGTGTCGGAATTACACTGTTTGCGATTGTAGGAGACTGGAAGTTTCAGACCATCACTCATCGTATAGTATTCCCACCGACTATTGGATGTGATTGACGGCCGACCGAACAGCGGCAGAAGTCCGGCACGCCCCTGACCTTGCAGAACACCGACTTGCTGATAATTCGGGTCACGCCCTCTCCAGTACGGGTTCTCGCGTTCAGGTGGATGATAGGGATCTGAATAGACATCAAAGGGATGCTTGCGTACAGAGGAGAACTTGACTGGAGAATCGCGAACAATCACATTCGTCTGCCGTTGCATAAGAAGTACAACTAACGCAACTGCAAGTATCCCTGCAAACAGATAAATGGGTTTCATTGTCTTGATGCAAAGACATAATCTAACATAAGAGTAATATGTCATCCGGTTCTTCTGTGTCTGAATCCGGATCTAGTAGTGTGAGTTATGATATGGATAGATGGACACATTTTCCTATTTCGCGTGTACGTCTTGCGTTTGGACCCAGTGAGGATGAACCTCCGTCTGATTTGATGGTGGCAACACCGGTGAGGGCTTCAGAGGAAAAGTTTGAAGTCCGTGCAGATGATGTGGCCGTGGACGACGGATTCTGGGTGGCAAGTAAGGTACTCTCCCCGTCTCATTTAACGAAACGAGATATTAAGGTAATGCAGGGCCCGGCGGCGCTCGCGCCGTTTCCCGTCTTTGCACTTGACCGAACTGTAAATGTCGTCTACAAAAAAGGAACCCAAACAATAGTTCTACAGTTCTCTCCTCGCGATTTCGATAAAGATCCGTTCGTATATAACAACGAGGAGGTGGCGGGCCCAGATATAAATTTTGCAGAAGATACATTTATGATCAGTTCTCCAGATCAGACTGAATTGCAAGAGATTCTCGCTCGTCCTCGTGCAGAAGGCGGACGTCGGAGGAAAACACGCCGTAGACGCCAGGTCCGCAGAAGACGTACGCGTAGACATGTACGTGGTGGTAGTCTAGTCGATACTATACTGAAGGCTCCAAAGAAAAAGGTAAAGAAAACAGGTTAAATATGAGTAGAGTAACTAAGTAATGCCCCTTGAAATTGTTGTCGGCCCCATGTTTGCAGGGAAGACATCCTATGCACTTGATTGGATTTATAAGCAGTCCGGAACCGGACTTGTTCTAAAGCCCCGTCTTGATTCAAGATATAGATCCGATGTAATTGTTTCCCATTCAGGCGAAATGTATCCTTGCAAGTATATCGATGAAGTTACACCCTATGAGCTTTCAGTCGTGGACTATATTGTCATTGACGAAGCTCAATTTGTTCCGAACATTCGGTCGATCATCCAACCCATTTTGAATAAAAATCTTCTCTTGGTGGGTCTTGATGGAGATTCAGATTGCCAACCATTCACCGAACTCTTAAGTTGTATTCCCTTTGCATCCCAAATCACAAAGTTAACAGGTGAATGCTCTATCTGCAAGAATCCTTCGACTTCAACATTTCGCGTTGTTCAATCAAGTGAACGCGTACTTATCGGTGGATCTGAGTCATATATTCCCGTCTGCAATTCGTGTTTTGAAGGGAGTCGCCTCAACGCATGCGTCTCTTGAACACTCGAAAATAATTTCTTGCAGTGAAGTATAACAACAATATGGCCGGTGGTTTAATGCAGCTCGTCAGCTATGGTGCCCAGGACATCTACATCTCCGGCAACCCCCAGATCACGTTCTGGAAGGTGCTGTACAAGCGTCATACCAACTTCGCGATGGAGTCCATCGAGGTGACGTTCAACGGCCAGGCCGACTTCGGCAAGCGTGTCACGGCCGTTATCTCCCGTAACGCTGACTTAATGTACCGCACGTACATCCAGGTTACTCTCCCGCAGGTTGTGCTGAACTCGGGCTCCACGGACCGCTTCCGCTGGCTCAACTACGTCGGCCACCGCCTCATCAAGCAGGTTGAGGTTGAGGTGGGCGGCTCGCGCATTGACCGCCAGTACGGCGACTGGATGCAGCTC